ATAACCGCATTATTTTTCTTTTTACGTGAAAGAATTTGCGCTATTCTTTTTACTTCTTTATCCCTACCAACAACAGGGTCAATTTTACCATCTTCTGCGAGTTTAATTAAATCTCTTGAGAAGTTATCTAAAATTGGTGTGGTTGAACCTTTGCGTCCCTTTTTAGGGGTTGAGGTTGGTCCGTCCTCGAAGAAATCTACTGCCATGTGTTATTAAGTTTTGTTGATACAAACATAACACATTTCATTCTAAAAAACAAATAAATGTCAAAATGTCTAAAAAAATGTCTAACCAATGTCTAAATGTCAGTTTTAGACATTTGGCAAATAATTTGTAAAAATATATTAAAAATATAAAAACTATGATAACATTATTTAAAGACCCATTCTTCACAGGATTTGATACTAACAGATTTTTATCAACTCCCGAAACTAACATCAGTAAAAGTGAAACTGAATATTCAGTTTCGATAAGTGTACCTGGATTAACCAAAGATGATTTAAAAATCTCAACAAAGGAAGGTATATTAAAAATTATTTACGAAAAACAAGAAAGTGATAAATCACATCATTTTGTTGGGAGTTTTGTAAAATCCTATAATATACCCGATGACGTAAAGGAAAAAGATATCATTGGTAAGGTTGAAAACGGAGTTCTTGAACTTACTTTACCTATTGATAGGAAAAAGTCATTGGAGAGACAAATTTCTCTTAATTAAACTAAACCCCGTTTTCACGGGGTTTTTTTATACTTATAATAAAGAAAATATAATGAATAAAAATTTAATGAAACGTAACCATATTGAACAAGTCAACATTAAACTTCTTAAAAGTACCGATGACGAATCAATTCGTAATAAATTTAATGAACCTGAAGTTAAGAGTACAAAAAGAAAGGAATATCTTAGTGATAAACTCATCAATCAATTAAAAAAGAATTTTTAATTTATCACCCACGACTCATCGGGGGTTTTTTATTTGATATTTATTGTTTATATTATAGTACTAAAACAATAATATTATGGGAATAATTTCAGAAACAATTAATGGAAAGATGATTGACGTTACCATCAATTCGTCTAATTTAAAATCGGCCTCATTTAATACAGAAAATGAGGATTTAACTGTGACTTTTAATAATGGTGCTATTTATGAGTATAATAAAGTTCCTTGGTCCAAGTTCACTAAGTTTAGACTTGCTGAATCACAAGGAAAGTACTTCAACGAGAATATCGCCAGAAGTTATAAGTTTACTAAAAAAGGATGAGTTTATTTGAAGAACTGATTGAGGATAAGGAAGAAGATAAGAAAATTATCAAGTCTTTCAAATCAAAAGATTCACTATCGGAACAAATTTTCGAAGGGTCTGATGGTAAGTTTTCTATGCGTGAGGATATTCGAAAAAATTTACTAAAGATATCAAATGATTTTATTGATAGTCTCGGTATTGAATTTTTTATTCATGATATAGTTCTTACAGGTTCTTTAGCAAACTACAATTGGTCAAACTATTCAGACGTAGACCTACATATTTTAATTGATTTTAAAGAAACGGATTATAATTTAGACTTACTAAAAGAATTTTTTGACGCTAAGAAAAACGTGTGGAATGAAAAACACAACATTATTATCAAAGGATACGATGTTGAGTTGTATGTCCAAGATGTTGATGAAGAACACGTATCTTCAGGTGTTTATTCTATTCTAAACAATAAGTGGATTGTTGAACCAGATAAGGTTAAATTTAATATTGACGATAAGATGATTCTTCAAAAATCTGAAGAATATATGAAGAAAATAGATTTACTTATCAAAAAAGGGGGACCGATTGAATCAATTGATGAATTAAGAAAGAAATTAAAAGAATTTAGACAAAGTGGTTTAGAATCAGGAGGGGAGTATTCTTATGAAAACTTGACCTTTAAATTACTTAGACGAAATGGGTACATTGAGAAATTATTAAAACTAAAAACAACACTTGTAGATAAGAAATTATCCATAACACAATAAAGAACCTTATTTTTTTCCCTATATCAATGTATTTATAGGATAAGAATAAGTATATCTAACAATTAATAAAATGGCAGACTTAAAACCACTTGGTAGTGAAAAACTTAACGGAGATGACAAATTAAAAAGAATTCTCGAGTTAACCTACTACAACAATAACCAACCATCAACTAAAAAATCCGAATTAGTGAAAGAATCAACTAATGGGGGTGTTTACGGTATCGTTAAAGAAAAAGACGGATACTATGTAAAAAAGGGGTTAAACGAAAGTTCTCTTGATTACATTGGTGGTATGTTTATGAAGAACAAAAATAAATTTTCATCATATGCTGAAGCATTTAAAAGATTAGATCTTTTAAAAGGTCAAGAAGACTTGCAAGAGGCTACAAAATATGTTTTAAAACAAACAAAACCACAAGATGAGTCTCCATTGGCACAACCTTCTATGGATGCACCTATGGCTCCTGATGCTGGTATGGATGTTCCACCTGCGGCTGAAGAGCCAATGGGAGATGTTCCTGCTGAGGAACCAATGGGTGAATTACCACCAGCGGGTGGAGAAGAAATGGGAGTAGAAGGAAAACGTTCTGATTATATGGCTGAAGCTCAAAAATTTGCAGGTAAGTTAGGACAAGAGTTAAGAGATTTACAGGATAAAATGGAAAGTGATGACATCAAGTACATTTTAAACATGATTATTTCTGCCGTTGATTTAGATAAATTAGACGATGAGGATATTGAAGACATTGCTAAAAAATTCGAAAGAGAGGAAGATGAAATGGGTGGAGAAGAACCAATTGCTGAACCATCTGCAGAAGATGAGGTACCTGCTGAAGAGCCGGTAACCGGTGACGAAGACTTAGGCGAGACTATGGATTTATTGAATAGTTTTATTGAGTCGCCAATTGGTGAAGAAGATACCAATGAATTGGATTTAAGTCAATTTGCAGACATTGAAGCAAGTGAAGGACAGTCTTATGAAGATGACGTTCAAGAACTTGATTTAGACGAAATTAAAAACGATATTAATCAAGCTATTAGTGAAAAATTAAGTAAATACTTTAAATAAAATGCATCTTATCTATGTCAATGAAATAGGTTCTGATTATAAAGGTCAAAAACAGTACGAATTTATCTTTAGTAAAAGTACTGAAATTGACATGGATGGGTGGTTTATTATACCCGCATCCGCATCATCACAACCTAAATCACCTGAGATTGAATATGTTGATTTAGTTGGATTATTAAAAAATACAGATTTACAATTAGAATTAGTTCAAGACTCCGATTATTTCGGAGTTATTGATGCTGTAGATGGTGTAGTTGCAATGGCTTGGGAGAAATTTGACATTGATTCAGATAGTGAAAGATTAACATTTAAATTTGGTGAATCAATTGATAGTGTTACAAAAAAATTAAAAATTAGAAGTTATCTTCTTATAAAAGAGGAAATAAAATTCAAAGAAATATGAAAAGGTCAGAATTAGTTGATAAATTAATCAAAGAAGGAATGTCAGAAAAGACATTGGTAAAATTCACAGATAAACAACTTAATAACTTAGCCAACAGAATGTTAGGTGAAGCTATTACAACTACGGCCGACGCTTTATCAAAAAGTGCAGCATTACAAAACTTAGCTAAAAAACAAGATATTAAACTTGTTGGTGAGGAAGGAGAAGTTTCTGAAGAATTAAAAGGTAATCAAAAGAAATTAGACAAAAATCACAATGGTAAAATTGATGGTCAAGATTTTAAAATATTAAAGGGTCAGAAAAAAGAAGTTAAAGAGGGTAAGAAATGTGATAGTTGTGGAGAATCGGTAAAAGATTGTAAATGTGATCACACACATATGGACGAGTCTAAAAAGATAAAAAAATGGGTTAATACATTAGCAGAAGAAAATTTTCATAGTTTTACATCAAAAAACGAAATTATGGAATTAATCAATATTAAATTAAACGAATCAGAAGTACACCAGTATGGTCCAAATGTAAAAACAGGACATAATGGTCTTCCTGAATTCATGACATATGAAGCTATTGTTGGAAATGGTCCAAAAATTGCACCAAGCAAACCAAAGGTTGACCCGGGTACAAAACCTAACAAACCTAAAACACCATTCCAACCTGGACCAAAGGTAAATCCTAATCCTAAAGCGTTGAGGGAAGATGATCCAAAAATTGCACCGAGTAAACCAAAGGTTAATCCTGGTACTAAACCAAATAAACCTAAATCTCCACTTAAACCTGGACCTAAAGTTAATCCTTTCCCTAAAGCAACGACTAAGGGAGATAAAAAATAATTTGAAAATATGAAATTATCTAAGAAAAATTTGTTATCTTTAATTAACGAAAATTTAAAAGAGATGGCAATGGATTTTGATACTGCTGATAGACCAAATCCCGATTTACAAGCTAAATTGGCTTCAGGAGATACACCCTTAAAAAAAATACCTTTTCCTAAAACAGGAAACGAACCAAACCAAAATTTCCAAGAACTTTTGGCTTCTGAAAGATATAGACAAATTGTTAATAATGTTAGACAATACACAAACTATCAAGGTACATTAGATGGTACTGAAATGGGTCCATTATTGACAATGATGTATACTGCTCATAATAATATTATTAGACTTGAATCAACACATAGAGAGGCGTTAGAGCAATTAGCAATAGAAATTGTTAAAGAGGAAATGGGAATTGGTGATGAAGTTGAATTTGACGCTAAAATTATTGGAATGAATGAAATTGATAAATCTGATTTCAATAGAGAACAGGGACCTGAACAAAATCCGGATGAGGTTGATGTTGAGGACGACGATGAGGAGGAAGATAATAATCAACAACCTCAGATAAATCCTGAAAATCAAGAAGTTGAAGAGGAATTATACATCGATTTAAAACAATTAGATTTAGAAAGAGCAAAATTATCTTTAATTAATAGTATTATTCAAGGGGCTTCAAAAAGAGGTCATTATATGTACCAACTTGTTGGTGAAAAACTTAGAGAGATTACGGGTTCTGATGAATTATATAACGATTACGGTGTAATGATGTCAGTTAACGATGCAAACTATTGGCAATTTAGTCCTTCAATGATTAAAGGTGCGTCTGATAGTGTTGCAGGTAAGGTTAAGACTGAATTTCCTGGTGATGATGAAACAGGAGAAACTGGAGATGAGGGTGGTGAAGAAGGTGGTGAACAAGAAGAACAAAAAGTTAAAGTTGTTGCAAGAGGAATTAATTTTCCAGTTTTAATACATGAATTAATTAAAGGTGTTTTTGAAATATTAGGTAGTCACGGACAACCTGGAGAATATACAAATCCACAAGATAGAGAGATGTACCAACAAGCTCAAAAGTTAGAAAGTACATTAGAAAAAGAAATGTGGACTTTACTTTTAGGACCTGCAATATGGGATAGAATTAGAGGACAGTTTCCCGACGAAGTAATTTTAGAAAATGGTAAACAATTACAGAATTACATGTTAATGCACATTTTCCAATTACCAGCTAAACAATTTTTAGTTTTAATGAAAGAAGTTGTTAGTAATAGTGAAAATGGAAAACGTTTAATGACGGATTTAATGGCGTCAATTCAACAAATGTTCAATCAACAAGATTATGAGGAAACGATGAATCAATTTAACGATGAGTTAGAAACAATGTCAGATGAAATTGAATCGGACGAATTAATGGATTTTATATCAAGCATTCCGGGTATTTCATTGTCTAAAGATGATGACGATGATGATGATTATGACATTTATAAAGAATTAGGATTAGACAGACCTAAAGAATAATATGAGGAGGTTTTAAACCTCCTTTTTTTTTGTATTTATATATATGAATTCCAAAATAGAACAACTAAAAGAGTATGCAAAGATTATGAAGGATGCACCATATGCATTAAAAACATATTTGCAAACCTATGATAATACTCAAAAAAAATATGTTCCATTAGAATTATTCCCTGACCAAATTCAATTGATTCAGGATTATGAAAATTACAATGAAAACATAACTAGAAAATATAGACAGGCGGGGGTTACTACGGTTACCGCAGCTTGGATTTCTAAAAAATTACAGACCGCCAAAGAAAGTGAACCTGAGAGAGTTCTACTAATTGCGAACAAACGTGATACCGCGGTGGAGATGGCTAATAAGGTTAGACACTTTATTGAACAATGGCCTGAATGGATTAATGTTGGTTTTTCGCCAGATAAAAACTCAGAAAGTAGATTTAGGTTAAATAACGGTTGTGAGGTTAAAGCAGTTGCAACATCTGCAGATGCGTTACGTGGTTACACACCAACCATACTTGTATTTGATGAGGCTGCTTATATTGAAGCGGGAGAAGATTTTTGGGCAGCATCTATGGCGTCCCTATCAACGGGTGGTAAGATTATTCTTATCTCAACCCCAAATGGTTATGACCCTATCTATTATGGTGTTTATGACCAAGCATTACGTGGAATCAATGATTTCCATATAACAGATTTAAGATGGTTTAAAGACCCTCGTTACACCAAAGATTTACATTGGGTTAAATGTCAAGATATTTGTCATTATATGTTGAATAGAGAACAATATAATGATGAGGAAGTTATAATGAAGGATTTTGATCCTGAGAAATATAACGAATATATTGAACAAGGTTATAAACCATATTCTTCTTGGTTTGAATCTATGTCTAAGAAATTTAAATACGATAGACGTAAGATTGCTCAGGAATTGGAATGTGATTTCTTAGGTTCAGGAGATGGGGTAATTCCTGGTGATATTCAAGAGAATATTGCTAAAAATATGATTCGTATCCCTAAAGAGAAGTACATGCAAGGTACCTTTTGGCATTGGAAAGAACCAGTTGAGGGTCATCGTTATATTATGGGTGTTGATGTTAGTAGAGGAGATAGTGAAGACTTCTCATCAATTAATATCATTGACTTTGATGAAAGAGAACAAGTTGCAGAATACATTGGTAAAATACCACCAGATGATTTGGCGGCGGTCGCATATAAATGGGGTATCTTATATGAAGCATACATTGTTATTGACATTACCGGTGGTATGGGTGTAGCAACATCTAGAAAGTTACAGGAAATGCAATATAAAAATCTATACATTGATGGGATAAACACCCAAAACATATGGGAATGGAACAAAAAGGCGATGGATAAAATTCCTGGTATAAATTTCAATAATAAAAGAACCCAAATAGTTGCGGCATTTGAGGAGCAACTTAGAAAAGGATTTAGTGTTAGGTCAAGTAGATTGTTAAACGAACTCAATACGTTTGTTTATATGAATGGTAGACCCGACCACATGAAGGGTGCACATGATGACTCAATTATGAGTATGTCGATGGCGTTATACGCTGCAGATATGTGCTTCAACCAATTGAAAAAGAACGAATCCGCTAATAAAGCGATGTTGGAATCTTGGACAATGTCTGAAAGGTCGTATGAACCTAATAAATCTTTTTACTCTTATGGTACCGCGTTTGACCAAATAGGTTCTATGGGTATTGATAATCAAAATTTATATCACCCAAATAACAATATGAATATATCAAAGGACGCTTATAGAGAACATATGTGGTTATTTGGTAAGTCAAAATAAGATTCCATTTATCAATAATTTAGTTTATATTATAAAGAAAAGTATTTATATACATGGCAGAACAGAATCTTACCGTCTTTCAGAGATTAACAAAGGTGTTTGGTTATCCAAATCAAGCAAAACAAAAAAATGTCGCTCCACCTTCGTTCAATTTCAATAAAGATGAAATATTAAAAACAGACAGTAGAGAAGAGTATGAAAAGGCAATGTTACAAGCTCAACAGAGTCAATACATTGCAGATAAATGGACTAAGTTAGACCAATCACTTTACAACCAATCTGTTTACTACGAACCAAATAGATTATCGGCATATTACGATTATGAATCTATGGAGTTTACTCCTGAGATATCTGCGGCGTTGGACATTTACGCTGAAGAATCAACAACCATGTCTGAGAAAGGACAAATATTAACAATATTTTCAGATTCAGATAGAGTTAAAAATATATTAGATGATTTATTCAATAACAAATTAGATGTTAATACCAACTTACAAATGTGGACTAGAGGTCTTTGTAAGTATGGTGATGATTTTGTTTATTTAAAAATAGACCCTGAAAAAGGAGTTGTTGGTTGTCAACAATTACCAAATATTGAGATTGAAAGAATTGAAGGTGCAGCATCTAAAACACCAAACTCTTATACTGATATTAAAGTACCAACAAGAGAATTAAGATTTACTTGGAAGAATAAAGATTTAGAATTCCAAGCGTGGGAAATTGCTCACTTTAGATTATTAGGTGATGATAGAAAGTTACCATACGGTACTTCTATGTTAGATAAGATTAGAAGAATTTGGAAACAACTTTTACTTGCTGAAGATGCGATGTTAATTTACAGAACATCAAGAGCACCTGAAAGACGTGTATTCAAAGTATTCGTTGGTAATATGGACGATAAAGATATCGAACCATATGTACAACGTGTTGCAAACAAATTTAAAAGAGATCAGGTTTCAGACCCACGTAATGGTAACGTAGATATGAGATATAATCAAATGGCTGTAGACCAAGATTATTTCATTCCTGTTCGTGACCCAGCACAAAGTAATCCAATCGAAACTTTACCT